ATAAAGAAGTTAAAAATGTTGCTTTTGCTATTCAACAAAAGATATTTCAAGAAGGAAGTCCAACAAAAGGAAGTTTTAAATTTGCTCCTAATGGAAGAAGAAAAGGCTTTATAGATTTTGTAATAGATAATAAAATAGATCCAATATTAAGCTTATTAGAAGATGATGTATTTAAAGAATTTGATACTTTAGTAAGTAACATTACAAAAGATTTTAATAAAAAGAATAAATAAAAATGGCAATAACTCTAATTTCTCAACCTACAGCACCTACTTTAGCATATCAGCCTAATGTGTTTAAGTTTTCTAGTAATTCATCTAATATAGTTAATTTAATTATTGAGGTATTTATTTCTTATGATGGTGGTTTAAATGGAGATAGAGTAGCTGCTATTAGTGTTTCTCCTGATTTAGGTACTGTTGATGAATTTACTTTTGATCCTCAAGAAGTGTTAAAAAAAAATGTAGATTTTAAACTAAAAACAATAGGAGCAAGTGCAGTAATAAATGATATTGATAACATTGAGTTTAAATTACATATTTTTGAGGTTGTTTTAACTGCTGGTGTTTTAGTTACTTCTTATGATCCTGATACTCCTAGTTCAGCTTTTGATTTTCTTGTTAATTTTATTCCTTCTTTTAATTGGAGGGAATCTCATTTTAGTTTAGCAACTTTTAATAAGAACAATTATAAATTAGATGGATTAACTAAGAAGTTTTTAAGTGAAGCACCAACTACTAAAGATATAGAATTAGCATCTAATGAGTTTTTAGGAATGGCATGGACAGAATCTAGTGGAGGTATAAAAAACTATCTAATTAAGATTTTAACATATAACAATTTAGGAGCTTTATTAAACACAGATAATTTAAGTGTTATAGATTGGAATTCTACAGTGGTTTCTTCATTTACTAATCCATATTTAGATGTACCAGTAGGAACTGCTAATTTAATAGCTATGGGTGTTAGTTTAACCAATGTAGCTAAATATACTATTCAATTAGTTAGTGATGATGGAATAAGAAGCGAATTAAAAACATATAACATAGTTGAAAGTTGTGGAACAGATGTAAGAATACATTTTATTAATAAGTTTGGAAAACAGGATAGTATTACTTTAAAGGGTAATGAAACAGAAACAATAGAATACGAATCTACTAACTATACTAAAGCTTTAAGTACTACTTATTCATCTAGTGATTATGGTAATGCAGTAATTCAAAATAAAACATCTAAAAGCTTTTCAGCATATTCTAAAAGCATAGGAAGAGATGTTATGAACTTTGCTAGTTCAATGCTAATTACTAAAATAGCATGGATAGAAATAGGTGGTAAATACTTTTCTATTTTAATAGATGATGGTTCTAAATTAATTAGGAATAATGAAAATATGCCTATACAATTTGTTTTAAATTATAGTTTAGCTAATGTTGAAAAAGGGCATAAAGGATAATGGGTGTAATTATAAGAATATTAGATAATAGTAATAATGTTTTAGGTAATTTAGATTTAGCTAATTTTAAAGATTTTCCTTTAGCATTAACTAAAGGTATAGTTAACTTAGATAATTTAAAAGCTAGGACTGGTACATTTTCTAAAACTTTTAAAGTACCTAATACTAAGAACAATTCTAAACTACTTTCTAATGTAGATAATATAAATAGTAAGAAAGATTATAGAGATGCTTTAAATAGAAAACCATGTGTTATAATGGTTGATAATAACCAAAATGATACAGGATTTTTACAAGTAAGTAAAGCTATTAATAAAGATTATTTTGAATTAATATTTTTCGGTAATAATATTGATTGGGTTAAGAGTGCTAGTGAATTAAAGTTAAATGATATAGCATGGAATAATAACGCTCAAACTTATAATAAACTAGAAATAAATACAGCAAATTCAGCAACTTCTGATACTTATGATCATGCTTACCCATATATTTCTAGAGGTGGAAATGCATCTAATGGTTTTGCTAGTGTAACAGATTTTTATCCATGTATGTATTTAAGAAGCATATTAGAACGTGGTTTAAATCAATTAGGCTGGAATCTTAATAGTTCTTTTTTAATTAACAATGATATTAAAAAGTTAGTATGTGATTTAAGTAATAGTATGAATGTAGCAGATAGTGTTATAGATCAATCAAAAACTAGAGCGCAATTTACTTCTGATGTTTTAGATTATGGTGGAGATATTATTTTTAAATTTGATGATGATTCTTCTTCACCTAACTATGATAACAATAATAATTATACAACATCAACAGGAATATATATAGTCCCTTCTAATGGTAGATATAATATAAACGTATCTATAATAACAGATAATTGGTTAGTAACAGGAACTACTAAAGATATAAGCGTTAAAATGTATTCAGGATTAGGTAGTTCTATTATATTGCCCGGTCTTTTAAAAGATATTCAAACTAAAACAATATCTACAACACAATTAGAAACTACAACATTTGAACTATCAGCAGTATTAAAGCAGGGTGATAAACTGCAGATAACTCATGATTGGACTCCTAACCCATTTCAAACAACACCTGAAGAAGTTACATTTAAAACAGGTACTTTTTTCGATATTCAAAGAAGCCCTAAATTATCAGCAGGTGATACTTTTAATTTAAGTGAATTAATACCCGATAGTGTTAAATTAATAGATGTAATAAATGATTTTACAAGAATGTTTAATATTTATTATTGGACTGATGTAAAAACTAAAACTATATACTTTGAGCCTAGAAATGATTTTTTTAAACCTATAACAGAAGCTTTAGATTGGACTGATAAAATAGATTTTAGTAGAAATTACGAAATAGATTATATTAATACATATAAAAGAAATGTTGAGTTTAAATATAAAGAGCTTAATAATGATGAATGGCTAAAAGGATGGCAAGATGTAAATAAAAGAATTTATGCAAGGTATAACCATATTTTACCTGATAGATTTGCTGAAGGAACTAATACAATAGAATTAGGTTTATTTAGTGCTTCTTATGCTAATGCTTGTTTAGAAGTTTCTACTACTACTAGTGCAGATACCTCTCCAGTTAGTTTAAAAATATGGAATAAATACATAAATACAGGATTAACACCAACAGATAGAATAAATAGTTATAATCCTAAAATATTCTTTTTTAATAATGGTGGACAAGTTTCTCCAAATGGAACTAATAAGCGTATTAGATTATTTTTTTCATTAACTCCTACTAGTATTATTCCTTATGGAATATTTGAAACATATAACAATGTAACTAGCCCAATGAATCTAAGCTTTACGGGTGCAGATGGTTTATTTGCTACTCACTATGCTAATATGTTTAAGAATATAGAAGATGGTGGAAGGCTTACAGCTTATATTAAATTAGATGATGTTGATATTAATAATTTAGATTTTAGAAAATTAGTTTATATATCTACTCCTTCAGAAATAACAGGTTATTACATAGTTGAAAAAGTACAAGATTATAAACCTTTAAGCGATGGAACTACAAAAGTTAATCTTTTTAAGTTTGAGGACTTAGGAAATGTAGCAATAGATGCTAGTCAAAAAGGTAATAACGGAAATAGTAATAATGGAAATAATCCAGTTTCACCTAATCCTGTTTATGTGGTTAGTAATGGGCAAATAATAGAAGTATGTGTATTTGACCAAATAACACAAAATTTTGAACCAGTAATATTATAGAAATGGCACAAAAAGTAATAGCAATAAAAATAGATGTACAAGGTACAGCAGACCAAAAAAAGAAAATAGTAGGTTTAGAATTAACTTTAAAAAAGTTAACCGATCAACAGAAGAGGCTTAAAAAACAAGTCAAAGATGGTGTTATAACAAATGATCAATATGCTAAAAGTATAGCTAAAGTTAATTTAGGTTTAAAAGGTACTAGAAGACAGCTTTTAGTCACTAGACAGGAAATGCTAAATATTGATGGATTTACTACTAGATTAGGTAAATCTTTTAAAAAGTTTGGTACTCAAGTTAGTGGTGCTTTTGTTGGTTTATTTGCTGCTCAGAAGTTGTTTCAGATAATGAGTGATGGTGTAAAAACTATTAAAGATTTTGAACAACAAATGGCAAAAGTAAAAGCTATTACAGGTGCTACTAATGATGATTTTAAAAAACTTACTAATAATGCAAAAGAACTAGGTAAAACAACAATATTTACAGCTACAGAAGTTGGTAAACTTCAGGAAGAATTTGCTAAATTAGGCTTTTCTACAGATGAAATATTAAACGCTACAGAAGCTACTTTAAATTTAGCAACTGCTACAAGTTCAGATTTAGCACAAGCAGCAACTATAGCAGGTGCTACTATTAGAGGTTTTGGATTAGATGCAAGTGAAGCAGGTAGAGTTACCGATGTAATGGCTAAAGCTTTTACTGGTTCTGCTTTAAATTTAGATAAATTTGGTTTAGCTATGGCAAAAGTAGCACCTGTTGCTCGTGTAGCAGGAATATCTTTAGAAAAAACAACATCTTTATTAGGTAAGTTAACTGATTCAGGTTTTGATGCCTCAACTGCAGGAACTGCTTTAAGAAATATATTTATTAAACTAGAGCAGAATGGTCAAACATTAGAGCAGTCTTTTGAGCAAATAAGAAACGCAACTAATCCAGTAACTGAAGCAGTAGAATTATTTGATGTTAGAAGTGCATCTTTAGCTTTAACCTTAGCAGATAATGAAACAGCAACAAATGATTTTACAAATGCTTTAGAAAATGCAGAAGGAAGTGCTAAAGATATGGCTGATGTAGTTTCTAATACTTTACAAGGCGATCTATCAGAACTTAGTTCTGCTTGGGATGGGTTAATACTTCAGTTTTCTAGTAGTGATGGTGTATTTAGAGGCGTTACTCAAGGCTTAACAAATTTGTTAAGTGGTATAAGTGAAATGATAGAAGATTTTGATGTATCAAAGGAACTAGATTTAAAGTTTGTTACTTTAAGCCTTTCTGAACAAGATAGAATAGAAGGTGCTTTTAAGCTTTTTAAGAATTTAAGAAAAGAAGTTCAAGAAGCTAGTGGAGATACAAGGAAACTTTTTGATTTAAATAAAAAATTTAGACAAAAAATTAAAGAACAAAAAAACCCTACAGAAGAAGAAGGTAAAGCAATTCAAGGAATACTAAAATTAATTATAAGAGAATTAAAAGTTTCACAGGCTGCAGATAAAGAAAAAGCTAAAACAAAAAAAGCATCTTTAAAATTATTAGAAAGAGAAAGACAATTAACTATAGAATTATCTGAAAATATTTCTACAAAAGATGATAAATCTTTAGAAGGAATATTACAAAGAAATAAATTACAATTAACTAAACTACAAAGGCAAAAAGAAGAAAAAATAATATCTATTGATTTATTTAATCAAGAAAAAAAAAGATTACAAGAAATAAATAAATTAGTTAGAATTGAATTATCAAACAGAAAAAAGAATTTAACAGCACAACAGAAACAAGCAAGATTAGATGAAAAAATAAAAGATCAAAAACAAAAAGAAGCAGATGATAAAAAAAATGCTGAAGAAAAATTAGCTAATGATATTTTAAAAGCAGAAGAAAAGTTAATTAAAAAATCTGAAAAACTAAGAAATGAAGCAGATTTATTAGCAATTACAAATAAACAAGATTTAGAAATAGCTAAACTAAGAATAGGAATACAAGCTCAACAAGATGAAATAGAAAGTTCTATAGCTAATGAAGATTTAAAAAATATTGCTCTTTTAGATTTAGAAGCTAATAGATTAGCAAAAGAAAAATCTATTAGAGATAAATTTACAGAAGAAACTAAAAAAAGTGATAAAAAAGAAAATGATAATGATAAGAAAAAACAGGATTTAATAGATGCTGAAAATAGAAAAATAAAGAATCAAGGAGCTGTAGATGTTGCAAATGAATTAGCAACTACTTTAACTAATATTGAACAACAGAAAGCAGATAGAGAAAAGGATATAGCATTAGCTAGTTTAGATGCTGAATTGCAAGGCGGTTTAATTAGTCAGCAACAGTTTGAAACTAAAAAATTAGCAATAGAAAAACAAGCTTTTGAAAAGAAAAAGAAATTAGAAATAGCAAATGTTGTTATTTCCTTAGCTAGTGAGATTGCAAGTATAGCAGCTAATTCAGCAGGTAACCCATTAAATGCTTTTACTTCAGGTGTAGCAGGAGCAGCACAAAATAAAATATTAGCAGGAATAGCAATAGCAAGAAGTGCAGTACAAGTAGGAGCAATTGCTTCACAGAAATTTGCTGATGGTGGTTTTACTGGTAATGGATCAGGAATAGCAGATGAAACAGGATTTAAACAAGCTGGTATAGTTCATGAAGGTGAATACGTAGTACCTAAACACGTTAT